ATGGACAGCAAAATCAATCCTGATCACTACAAAATAGGCGGCATTGAGACCATCGACTACATTGAGGCCAAGTTAACGAAGGAGCAGTTTAAAGGCTACCTTGTTGGCAATGTAATTAAATATATTTCCCGCTTTGAACATAAAAACGGCCTTGAAGATCTTAAAAAGGCTGACTGGTATTTAAGCCGGTTATTAAAAGGATACTCAAAATCACTGTAAGTGTCCTGTGTATGTTAGAGGGCAGGTTGCCAAACCGCCACTCTAATTATGATGGGAGGGAAATAGATGAAGGAGTTAATTCCGGCAGATAAATATGGGGTCTTTGCTGATACCCGGGATATTGCAAGGGTAAACAGTCTATATGTGGCACGGTTTTTTGAAAAAGAGCATTTTCATGTGCTGCGGGACATAGCCAAAATCACTGACACCAATTCTGGATTGAGTAAAGAATTCGCTACATCCAATTTTGAGCCGGCTTATTACAAGGATAGTACTGGAAGAAAATTGCCTTGCTACATGATGACCCGAGACGGTTTTACGATTTTAGTGATGGGCTACACAGGTAAAAAGGCTATGAAATTCAAGGAACTATATATTAGGCGTTTTAATGAAATGGAACAATTTATTAAAACCCTAGTCACAGCCCGCAGAGAATTCCCGCTGTTAACGGAAAACATCAATTTACTGCATGAAAACCCCAAGCCGTACCATTTTAGCAATGAGTGCGACATGATCAACCGCATCGTTACTGGGATGTCGGCCAAAGAGATAAGGAGGCTCCACGGTCTCGAAAAGGGTAAAAGTATCCGTCCATACCTTACTGATGAGCAAATTAAAATGGTAGAAACGCTGCAAAAGGTTGATATCGGTTTATTGGTTTCGGTTCCGGACTACCAACAGCGGAAGCGCTACTTGGAATGGTATAAAACAAAACTTATGGAAAGATCGGCGTAAAGGTGGGGTTAAACCATGAATATAAGCAAATTCAATAGTGAAGGTTATCCTGACCCCACTCCTTACGAAGCGATTAAGTCCCTAGAAAAAGCAAGCAAGGTTTATCGCCCCTTAGTTTATATTGCATCACCTTTTGCCGGTGACACAGAAAGAAACACAGAAAGGGCCCGGGGTTATTGCAGACTGGCTGTAAGTAAGGGATGTATTCCTTTAGCGCCGCACCTTCTCTACCCCCAGTTTATGGAGGATGAGGATTGGCAAGAGAGGGAGTTAGGCATTCAGTTTGCCCTTATTTTGCTCGGGAAATGCGATGAGCTATGGGTGTTTGGTGACCGTATCAGTAGCGGTATGGCTAGGGAAATCACCAAGGCAAAAAAGCGGAGTATGCCTATTAGATATTTTAACGCCAGATGTGAGGAGGTTTTCAGATGATCGCCTTTACGCTCTATACAGCTAACTGCACAGGAAACCTCCAAAACTGCCTTTATCCTAAAAAAGTGGTGGTTCAAGATAAGGATTCCTTCGTGGAAGCGATTAGGTTTGACCATGTCAGTGCGGAATACAAGGACAACTACAGAAGCAACACCAACTTTATAAAGGCAGATAACATTGTTCTGGATTGCGACAACGATCATTCAGATGATCCAAAAGATTGGGTTTCTGCTGCGGATGTTGCTATAGCCTTTCCCGGGGTGTCTTATGCCATAGCTTACAGCAGAAACCACCTGAGAGAAAAGGCTAATAAATCACCGCGGCCCAGGTTCCATGTGTATTTTACGACTCCAACAATTACCGACCAGGCAGAATATACCGACCTTAAGCAGGAAGTGGCGGCAACATTCCCCTTCTTTGATACTAACGCCCTTGATAGTGCCCGGTTTATCTTTGGCTCAGATAAGGGAGAAGTTGAGATTTCTCCGGGGCAAATGGACATAGCTTGGTTTTTGGAAGATAGCGGCTTTACAAAGTGGGATGAGACCCAAGAAGAAATACCCCAGGGAAAACGCAATAGTACCATGAGCCACTATGCCGGAAAGGTAATTAAGCGCTTCGGTAATACAGAAGAAGCCCATTCCCGGTTTCTTAAACAGGCAAAGAGGTGCAATCCACCCCTAGAGGACAGCGAATTAAATACTATCTGGAATAGCGCAGTCAGCTTTGGGAAAAAGGTAGCTGTCCAAGCCGGATACATTCCCCCGGAGGTCTACAACTCAGACACTGTGTTAAAGCCAGCAGACTTTTCAGATGTGGGACAGGCAGTTGTTTTGGCCAGGGAATATAAAAACAGGTTGAGGTATTCCCCGGCTACAGATTTTATCGTCTACAACGGCAGCTTTTGGGAGGAATCAAAACCTAAAGCCCAGGCCATAGCGCAGGAGCTTACCAGCAGGCAATTGGTAGAAGCCAGAGCCGAAATGAAAAAAGCAATGGATGAAATGGTGAAAAACGGGGCGGCAGATCTGCTGGCCACTATGGGGAGTAAAAAGGCAGCAGGCACTCTTAATGAACAGCAATCCCATGCCTTCGATATGTATGAAGCGGCTACCGCTTACAGGAAATATGCCATCAAGCGGAGGGATTCGAGGTTCATAGCGGCATCGTTAAAAGAGGTCCGGCCCATGCTGGAAATAAGGCAGAGCGATCTTGATACGAACGAATTTTTATTAAATACTCCCAAGGGCACCTATGATTTACGGTCCGGGGCCAGGGTGGAGCATAACCCTGAACATTTCATCACCAAAGAAACGGCGGTGGAACCGGGTACAGCCGGTATGGATAAATGGATGGATGCCCTCAACACCTTTTTCCTAAAGGATAAATCGTTAATCGATTATGTGCAGAAAGTAGTGGGTCTAGCTGCCATTGGCAAGGTTTACGTGGAGGCTTTAATTATCGCCTATGGCGAGGGCAGAAACGGCAAATCTACTTTTTGGAACGTAATCTCCAGGGTGCTTGGTAGCTATAGCGGCAATATCTCTGCCGACATTCTGACCGTAGGCTGCCGTAGGAATGTAAAGCCGGAGCTTGCGGAAGCCAAAGGAAAAAGGCTACTGCTGGCGGCAGAAATGGAGGAAGGTATGCGCCTTAGCACCTCCAATGTTAAGCAGCTTTGCTCTACTGACGAGATTTATGCGGAAAAGAAATATAAAGACCCTTTCAGCTATATCCCCAGCCACACTCTAGTTTTATATACCAATCACCTGCCAAAAGTAGGGGCCATTGATACCGGCACTTGGAGGAGGCTTATCGTCATCCCTTTTGCCGCCAAGATCGAAGGCCATGACGATATTAAAAACTATGGCGATTACCTGTTTACCCAGGCTGGCGGGGCCATACTTAGCTGGATTATTAAGGGTGCGAAAAAAGTAATTGAAGCCGGTTACAGGATAGAACTCCCAGGGAAAGTGCGCGATGCGGTTTCAGCCTATAAAGAAAATAATGATTGGCTGGCCCATTTCCTTGAGGAATGTTGCGAGCTAGACAAAATCTTTACGGAAAAGTCGGGTGAGCTTTATAGCGAGTACCGGGCCTTCTGTATGAGGACAGGTGAATACACCAGGAGCACTACTGATTTTTACACGGCCCTTGATATAGCGGGGTTTATAAGACACAGAAAAAAGACTGGAGTGATCGTGAGGGGCTTAAAGCTAAAATCGGATTTCCTGGATTAGGTCATTTTCTTTTTGGGTGTAGGTAGGAGTAGGTCATATTATAAAGTTTTCTTAAGGGCTTAAAAAAAGACTATATATAAAAAGTTATATATATGACCATCACGACCATCACCCCTGCCTAATCCCTGACGCCAAGGAGGTAAGGCATGGGCGAAAAACATATTGAGCAAAAGCTGGTCAAAGCAGTAAAAGCAGCGGGGGGCATGGCACCAAAGTTTATCAGTCCGGGCCTTGCCGGTATGCCTGATCGCCTGGTGTTACTGCCAAAAGGCAAGATGGCTTTTGTTGAAGTTAAAAGCCCCGGGATGAAGCCTCGTCCTTTACAAATAAAAAGACACCGAATGTTACGGCACCTAGGTTTTAAGGTTTATGTGCTAGATGATGCAACTGAGATAAAAAAGGTACTTGCGGAGGTGATGTCAGATGGAGTTCATACCACATAAATATCAGCAGTATGCCACTAACTATATTCTTGAAAATCCGGTGGCGGTGATATTTTTGGATATGGGCTTAGGTTAGCAAAACTGTTATCACCCTCACGGCCATATTTGATTTGACCTTGGATAGTTTTACAGTTCGTAAAGTTCTGGTGGTGGCACCTTTAAGGGTGGCCAGAGACACGTGGCCGGCCGAAATTGAGAAATGGGATCATCTAAAAGGTCTTACATATTCGGTTGCCACCGGTAGTGAAAAGGAGCGTAAAGCGGCACTTATGCAAAAGGCAGATATCTACATCATTAACCGGGAAAACGTGGACTGGTTAGTTAATAGAAGCGGCCTTCCTTTTGATTACGACATGATGGTCGTTGACGAGCTAAGTTCCTTTAAGTCACATCGGGCGAAACGCTTTAAAAGCCTGATGAAGGTGCGGCCCAAGGTAAAAAGGATTGTGGGCCTCACCGGCACACCATCAGCCAACGGCCTAATGGACTTGTGGGCAGAGTTTCGTCTTTTGGATATGGGCCAC